TCAGCGGTTGGTTGCGGTCTTCAGCTCGGTTTCGAGATTGTTGAAGGTGCTGCCGATCTGGTTGCCGAGAAGACCGGCGCCGGCGATCAGCGCCACGGAGATCAGGGCTGCGATCAGGCCGTATTCGATGGCGGTTGCGCCGGACTCGTCTTTCAGGAAGCGAGCGAGGAACTGGTTCATTTTTCTCTCCTTTTTTCGTTGAGCATCATGCTGTGGCATGCACCGCGCATCTCCTTGCGGTTGAGCCCAATCTCGCGGTCAACCCTTGCTGATTTCTTACTCGATACAACGCAAGATTTAGCGGCGGCACGGAATGGTGAGCAGAGCCTTAATAAAGTCGGGAAAGCTGTAGCGACCGGCGTTAACGAATGCCTAGCGGATTTTCGGGAGGCAGAGAAAATAGGTATTTTCAGTCAGTTATTTAGGTCTGGTGACTCTGTGAATTCGGAAGTGGTTTATTAACACCTGTGCTTCGAGGCGTCTCCAGCGGATTTTCCAGGGCGTCATCCAACTGGCATGAAATCTACCGCTGGTTTATATTGCGGCGGCGCCCGATCGCAGGCCCGCCGATCCCGGAATCCTTACCTTTGGTTGATTCGGTCGAGCGAAACGGGCGAAAGCGCTGGTGGGGATGCAGGAGAGGGCCTCGCCCGGCCCGATCCGCCATGGGCGTGACCGGACATGCGCACGACGGTATTCCGCAGGTGCGGGCAAACGGGTCGTTCAGTCCTTGATCGGCGGGGAGATTTGAAAAAGATGGCGCACCCGACAGGAATGCAACAAGCATTCCAAATCAAGGGGTTACAGCTACTAACCCCCTCGAAACGCCTCATTGTTTCTCCATGCGTTTTCGGAATTTCTCCTAACCATGGAGACCGTGCAGAAAAGAATAAAGCCGCCGCGACGGCAATCGCGAACGGCTTTGGTATTCATCAGCATCATCGTTATAGCGTGTCGGACTCCTCGGTTCAAGAGGTGGCCGCATGAACATCGCAGAAACAGTTTGCAAAGCCTTGCGTGGCGACATGCAGGGCAAGGACGCTTGCCTTGTTCCCGGTCCCGGTCATGGCAAAGATGATCGATCCCTCTCGGTAAAGAACGACAGTAACAATCCTGACGGGTTCGTCGTCAATTCGTTCGCAGGCGATGACGCTGCTGAGTGCCGCGACCATGTGCGCCGCGCTGCCGGTCTGCCGGAATGGAAGCCGACGCCTCGCGCCGAGCGCCCTACGGATCCGCAATTCGTCTATCGTGACCAGCATGGCCAACCCTATCTGCGCGTGACGAAGGTTCATAAGCCGACCGGCAAGAGCTTCTATCAGCACAGCTGGAACGGGCGGGAATGGATGAAGGGCGCACAGCAGGTCCGCATCCCGTATCGCCTGCCGGAAGTCATCGCGGCCGAAACCGTCTACATCTGCGAAGGTGAGAAGGATTGCGACCGGCTGGCCGACCTTGGCCTCGTGGCAACCACGGCACCGGAAGGCGCGGGAAAGTGGCGGTCGGAACTGAACCAGTGGTTCACTGGCAAGCAGGTGATCATCCTTGCCGATAACGACAAGCCAGGCCGCGAACATGCGGATCAAGTTGAGGGGGCCTTGCGGGGGATTGCCGCTTCCGTTCGATCGGTCCATTTCCCGATGCTTGCCGACAAGGGCGACGTGTCCGACTATCTGGACACCGGCAAGAGCAAGGCCGATCTGCTGGCACACATTGCCGGCCAGATGGTCAAGGCCGATCCGAAGCGTCCTGTCATCGGGACCGCTGCCGCGCTCAAGAAGATGACCTTCGCGCCGATCCGGTACATTGTGCCGGGGTATATCGCCGAAGGCTGCACGCTGCTGGCAGGCCGACCGAAGCTCGGCAAGTCTTGGATGGTCATGGAGATGGCGCTTGCCGTTGCTCGTGGCGGAACCTGCCTCGGCGGTATCCAGTGTGAGCAGGGCGAGGTGTTGATGCTCGCGTTGGAAGATAATCAGCGCCGCCTGCATTCCCGCATCAAGAAGCTGATGCCGCCGCTGGTCCCGACCGCATGGCCGGAATCGTTCCACTACTCGACTGAATGGCCACGAGCGAACGATGGCGGGCTTGCCTACATCAATGAATGGCTGGACCAGCATCAGAACGCCCGCATGATCATTGTGGACGTCCTAGCGCAGTTCCGCCCGATCCGCAGCGGCAAGGACCAGTTGTATGATGGAGACTATCGCGCAATCAAGGATCTGCAAGAGATCGCCTCCAAGCGCAACGTCGCAATCGTCATCGTGCATCACACGCGCAAGTCCCAGTCCGAAAGCGGCGATCCCTTCGAAACGGTCTCCGGTTCGCTCGGCCTGTCTGGCGCTGCCGACACTACGCTCGTGCTCGACCGCAACAGTAACGGCTGCACCCTGTATGGCCGTGGCCGCGATATCGAGGAAATTGAGAGCGCCGTGACATTCGACAAGACGACTGCGAAGTGGATCGTGCAGGGCAATGTTACCGAAGTTCGCCGATCTGATGAGCGCGGTAACATCTTGGATGCGCTCCGCCATGCGGGTGAAGCCATGTCCCCGAATGATCTCGTGGTTGTTACCGGTATGAAGAGCGGTAACATTCGGCGGCTGCTTTTGAAGATGGTCGAGGCCGGGGAAGTCCAGAAATCAGGGCGTGGCAGCTACATCCATCCCGATTTCGTTGTTACCGACGCTCACCCCCCTACCACCGGTAACAACGGTAACAAGGTAACAATGGACTATGAAGGGCAGGAAGAGACTGAGGATGATGATGGTGTTGTTACCGTTGTTACCGATGTTACCGCCCCCCTGCACCATGAGCCGGTAACAACCCCTCTCACCAATATGTATCAGCAGATGAAAGATGGTGAGGATGATGACTTCGAGCCGCCTGCCTTCCTTCGTCGCGGAGGTGCAGCATGACGGCTTGGCCATACGGTACACCGCAGTGGCGCGCTCTCCGCGTTGCTAAGCTCTCCGCTAACCCTCTTTGCGAAGCGTGTATTCGCAGAGAGGTGGTGACGATCGCGGACGTGGTCGACCACGTGGTTGCCATCAACAAGGGAGGCGATCCTTTCCCGCCTCTCTCCGGTCTAATGAGCATGTGTGAACCATGCCATAACATCAAGACCAATGCGAAGGATCACCCCAATGCAAGCGGCTTTCGGCGTGCGCTGAAGGGCTTTGACGTCGATGGCAACCCGCTGGACGGCGAAGGCTGGGAGGCTGCCATTGGCCCTCCTCGTGGCCATGACGATGCATCTGAACCGGCGGCCTTCCGATCACCAGGATCGATCGGCGCGGAACCGGCGATGGGCACGAACAAAGACTTAGTTTTGATTTTGCCTAACCAGGAGGCCGAACAATGGGTCTAAGGGGACCAGGCGCAAAGCCGAAAAGCAAGGGCATTATGAGCGGCCCGAAGCTGCGCGAAGAGCTTCCATGGGAAGCTGAAGGCCTTGACCGGCTGGAGCGTGTCGTCGCGTTCATGGAGGATATGCCGGTCACCCAGGGCAAGCTTGCGGGAACCAAGATGCATCTGCGGCCGTGGCAGATCGAACAGTTCCTCGAGCCGATCTTCACGGTTGATGACGAAGGAAAGCGGCGCGTCCGGACGGCTGCCCTGTCCATGGGCCGCAAGAACGGGAAAACCGGGATCTCTGCCGCATTGGCACTCTGCTTCCTCGTGGGACCAGAAGCCGAAGAACGCGGTGAAATCTACTTCTGCGCAATGGACAAGGCGCAGGCGGCGAAGGCGTGGGCGGAATGCAAAGCCATGCTGGAGGCGCATCCGGAACTATCGCAGCGTGTCAATATCATCCGGTTTTCGAAGGAAATCGAAGTGCTGGAGGGTCAGGGCAAGGGGTCCGTCCTGAAGGCCCTGTCTGCCGACGCTGACAGCAAGTTGGGCCTCTCGCCCTCGTTCGTCCTCTGTGACGAAATCGGGTACTGGCCGAAACGTGACTTGTTCGACGCGATGGACTCCGCCCTCGGCGCTCGCGACGAGCCGCTGATCGTTGCCATCAGCACGCAGGCGAAGGATGACACGCATTTCTTCTCCGAGATGATCGACTACGGCCTCAAGATCAAGGAGGGCGAGGTCGAGGACGAATCCTTCCATCTGGCCATGTTCTCGGCCGGCGTGGATGATGATCCATGGAGCCCGGAAACATGGGCGAAGGCAAACCCGGCGCTCGGCGACTTCCTGTCATATGAACAGGTGGAGCGCATGGCGATGCAGGCGCAGCGCATCCCGTCGAAGGAAGCCGATTTCCGCAACAAGGTCTTGAACCAGCGGATTGACGGCACCGTCCGCTTCATCGCTGCAAGGGAGTGGAACGACTGCAATCTGGCGCCGATCGATGAGACGGCACTGGAGGGTCGCGAATGCTTCGGGGCTTTGGACCTATCGGCCGCGCGCGATCTGACCTGCTTCCTGCTCGTGTTCCCGGAAGAGGACGGACGATACACTGTCTTGCCGCGGTTCTTCCTGCCGGAGTTCGATATCGAGGGGAAGAGCGACACCGACCGCGTTCCTTATAATGTATGGGCGAAGCAACCGGATGCCAGGCTGACGCTGCTGCCGGGAAAGGTGATCGATCCCGCCCTCGTGGCCGAACACATTGCAGACGAGGCAACGCGGTTCAACATCCTGGCTATCGCCTATGACCGCTGGCGCATCGAGGATCTGAAGCGCGAACTGGATAAGCTGTCCGTCGAGTTACCACTTGTCCCGTTCGGGCAGGGCTACAAGGACATGTCGCCGGCCGTGGATGTTCTGGAGGTCACGGTCGCTCAACAGAAGGTCAATCACGCCGGCAACCCCCTGATGAGGATGTGCGCGGCGAATGCGGTTGTAACGGTCGATCCGGCCGGAGCCCGCAAGCTTGACAAAGGCAAGGCCAGCGGGCGCATTGATGGAATCGTGGCGCTCGCCATGGCTCTGAAAACCGCTCAAGGCCACGAGGAAGAAGGACTGCCGGCGTGTCTGCTGGCGGCATAACAGGAGAAGAGAATGTTCGAAGTCGGGAAGAAATACAGGGTCGTCACGCTGGAGACCGGCCAAGACGATGACGGAAAATCGATAACGTATGAAAGTTCTATCGTCTGTGAAGTGGGAGCCGTCGACGGTACCCTCGTCAAGTTCCTAGGACATGACTATTCCAAGCCGAGCCCGTTTGATCAATTCGATGATGATATCGACCGGAATAGGCCAAGAGACGAGACCATTATTAACACTGCTGGCCTGTTCTTCGTGAGGGCGGAACTTCAGCACGATAGCGAAGAGTAGCGCGCTATCGCTGTTTGAGCTTTACGCCGGTTCCGTCGATGAACTCGACGCCTGCCGCCTCTAGCGCGGTCTGGATCTTCGATAGGGTTGTGCCCGTTGCCGCAAGCAGCGGGCCATCCATTTTTTCAAGCCTCTTGATCGTCTCGACGGACACTCCGGCTTCGGCCGCGAGCTTAGACTGATCCCACCGGACAAGCGCTCTTGCCGCTCTAACCTGTTCTGAACTGATCAAAATACACCCCAGGTGCAATAGAATGCACTTTTTATGTTGACGCCCCAAATGCAATCCGTTACCTCTAGGGTGTAACGGGGAGCACCTCAACGGGATCGGGGCACATGACTATCAACGTGGTTACCGAAAGGTTCACGAGCAGAATGCTTGCGCTGCATTCTGAACTCAATCGCATAGCTCGCCAGTTCGAGCCGATGCCGGATGACGCTATGGATTCCATCTGCGAGGCAATCAGCGTAGTCGGTAGGGCTATCATCGATGCGCCGATCACAGCTGAGCAGGATATCGCTAACAAGTTCCGGTTTGCCGCAGTCCTGATCGAATACGATGCTGGAGATCATGCGGACGAACCGGCTGCTCTGAGCAGCGCCATTTCCGACCTCGTGGCATTCCGCAATGATATCTGGAACGCTGAGATCGGCGGAAAGCATCCCTTTTACGCTGAGGCAATCTAACAGTTTCGCCCTTGTACCGTCGCAGGCCTTCTATCCTGACAGACGTAACGGATGATGCGAGTTCGAATCTCGCCAAGGGCTCCAAGTCACCATAGGCCAGCGCGATCACCACCCTCTCCAACACTGAGGCGCGCTGGCCGGTGATTATTTTTTCATTTAGCCCTTGGCGTTTTCGCCACCATAAGACTATATATACGATGGATGCGGGCGCTTATCACATTTTTGCGGAAAGTCAACAGCCTTCCTTAAAAAAGCCTTGTTTATATCGTATCCTATTGTCAGATCAGAAATTGCTCTGATTCGTAGCAGCGGAAAAACCGCTAAATCTGCCGGAGACGGCAAAGGGGAAATGCGCAAAAAGCGCACAATGAGGGAAGGCGCCGGTTTGGCAGCTACCTGTACGGGGAATACAATCTGAGAGTTTCTGCCTGGCACCGACTGGTGGCCGGGGCTTTTGGCATTTCCGCATTCAGCGGAGATAAAACCTCGACCGATCGGCGAGGAAATCAACGGGGAAGGCGACCGCCTGAGAAACGAAACCATCCCCATCAACATGTCTTTCGAAAGGACACAATTTTGAATCTGCATCATCTTAACGAAACACGCGCCGCGAAAATCGCAGAAATGAAGGGCGTTGTCAACAACCCTGAAGCTTTCGACAAACTGGAGTCGGAAATTCGGGCGCTCGACAAGGAAATCAAGAGGGCTGCTACCCTTGCCGAATTCGAACGTCAGGCAGATGGCCAGCCCGACGCATCGCAGGAACGCGAACTGCGCAGCTATTCGGTTTCCAAGGCGATCCGCGAAGCCGCTGCCGGCACTCTTACCGGCCTTGAGCGCGAGCAGCACGATGAGCTTTCCCGCAATCGTGAAGTCCGGGGCGTCATGATCCCGACATCGATGATCCTCGGCGAACAGCGCGCCCAGACCGTCGGTACGGCGAACAAGGGCGGCTATACGGTTGCTACTGACCTCGGCGGCCTGATTGACCGGCTGCGCCCGGTGCTGGCAGTACAGGGCCTTGGCGCGACCGTCATCTCTGGCCTCGTGGGCAACCTCGACCTTCCCCGCCTGACATCCGGCCCGACCGCGACGTGGGTTGCAGAAGACGGTAGCTCTACCGCATCCGACGCGACCTTCGATAAGGTCTCCATGGCTCCGAAGACCGTCACGGGCGAGATGTACATGTCCCGTCGCCTGACCCTTCAGAACGGCGTGGCGCTGGAAAACGTGCTTCGCAATGACCTGGCCTTCGTCCTGGCACAGGCGCTTGACGCTGCTGCGATCAAGGGCGGTGGCACGAATGAGCCCAGCGGCATCCTGACCCGCATCACTGAGCTTGCCGGTACCTACACCGAACTGAGCAATGTTGCGGCTGACCTGATCGCCGATCTGGAGCTCGATGACGTGACCGGCACCACCGGCTTCCTGACCAATCCCACGGTCATGAATTCGGCCCGCAAGTTCAAGGATGCTGACGGACGCCTGATCCCGGCAGCTGAGAACTTCCATGGCGAGCCTGTCGTCACCACGAACCAGGTCAAGGTCATCACGGGTACTCCGGACAAGAACCCCCTGATCTTTGGCGCATGGTCGAACCTGATCATTGGCTATTGGTCCGGCGTGGACATCCTCGCCAACCCGTACAGCGACGCATCGAAGGGCGGTCTTCGCCTGCATGCCTTCCTTGACGCGGACATCGCTGTTCGCGAGCCGAAGGCCTTCTCTTGGAAGGGTGTGCCGGTTGCCTAACGTCTCCCTCGCCGATGCCAAGGCGCATCTCCGCATCACCTTCGCTGCGGACGACGCGTACATCACCGGGATCATCGAGGCGGCGGAAGACTATATCGCACGGACGGGGGTGGAGTTTTCCACCCCCCTACCTCCGGCGATCCGTCACGCTGTCCTGCTGACTGTATCCCACTTCTATAACAACCGCGAGGCGGTGACCGCTGAGACCGTCAATGCCATGCCCTTCGGCGTGAACGCATTGCTTCAGCCCTACCGGGAGCAAGGCCTATGACCATCGAAAAACGTATCGCAACTGAGGTTCGGGCAGAAGGCCGTAAGCTGTCGGGCTATGCTGCGACTTTCAATCAAGAGACCCGCATTGCGGATTTCCAAGAGCGGATCGCACCGGGTGCTTTCGCCGCTTCGCTCCGGTCCAGCCCTGACATTCTCGCCCTCGTGGACCATGATCCTTCGCGGGTACTGGCGAGGACGAAGAGCGGCACCCTCCGCCTGTCTGAAGACGACCGGGGCCTGAAATTCGAAATCGACGTTCCCGACACAAGCGCCGGTCGCGACGTTCTGGCATTGGCCACGAGGGGAGACTTGGGCGGGATGAGCTTCGGCTTCACCGTTCCCGATGGCGGCGATAGTTGGACAGGTGACAAGCGCGAACTGCGCAGTGTCGTCCTGCATGAGATCAGCGTCGTCCAGTCCTTCCCGGCATACGGCGGTACTACCGTGCAGGCCCGGTCGCGTAAGCAGCGCACGGATGCAGATCGGCGCATTGCGCTTCTGGAACTGGAGGGCATCCGATAATGTGGCCTTTCTCGAAACAAGAGAAGCGGATCGCGTCCAGCGATCCATACCTCGGCGAGTTCCTTGGCGCACGTTGGCAGGGCCGCGCTGACATCGAGAAGGCGAGCGGACACGCTGTCGCGCATCGCTGCATTTCGGTCATCAGCGAGAACCTGGCCTCGGTCGGCCTGTCGGTCTACCGGCGCACCGAAGATGGCGGGCGTGAGAAGGCGACGGATCATCCGCTCTATGCCGTCTTGCATGATCAGGCGTCACCGACCCTGACCGCGTTCGAGGCAAGGGAGTGGTTGCTGTCGTCGGCTCTGATGTATGGCAACGGCTTCGCCAAGATCGAGCGTAACGGGCGCAGCCAGGTCACCGGCCTTACCCCTCTCGTGGCCGGATCGGTCACGGTAGAGAAGCTGTCGAGCGGCCGGCTCCGGTACAAGCACGCGAAGTCCGATGGCGGCACTGAGGTGCTTCTGCAGGATGAAGTGCTGCATATCCGGTATCGGACCAAGGACGGCATTCTCGGTCTTTCTCCTATTCAGATCGCAAACGCTGCTTTCGGCCTTGCCCTCGCTCAACAGGATCAGGCTGGCGCAGCTGCGGAAAATGCTTTCCGTCCTGCCGGCGCTCTGATCTTCCCTGACAAGCTCGGCGCAGGTGACCGGACGGTTGCGGGCAGCAAGGAAAGCGTCATCGCCAAGTTCAAGGAACGCTTCATCGGCCAGATGAAGGCCAATGAGGTAATCGTCTTGGACGGCGGTGCGAAGTTCGAGACGTTCCAGTTCTCGGCGAAGGACTCCGAATTCCTTGAAAGCCGGAAACTCTCCAATCTGGATATCTGCCGGATTTGGGGCGTCCCTCCATCTGTCGCCGGGATCACCGACAACAGCACCTATAGCAACGTCGAGCAGGAAAGCCGGGCTCTGGTCACGCGCTGCCTAGCACCATGGGCGAAGCGGGTAGAGATGGCGATGACGATCCAGCTGCTTTCGCCGGAGGCGCGCAAGACCCTCTATGTCGAGCATGATCTGTCGGCACTTCTGCGCGGCGATCTGGTCAGCCGGTACAACGCATATCGCGTCGGCCGCGAAGGCGGATGGCTTTCAGCTGATGATATTCGCGGCTTCGAGAACATGTCGAAGATCCCCGGCGGCGAGACCTACGTCCAGCCGTTGAACATGGGAATCGTCGGGGCCAACGATAACAGAAGCAAGGTGGATGACGCTGCATGACCGGAGCTGGAAACCTTCGCGAAGTCATCGAAATGCAGACGCGAGAGGAAGGGGATGACGGGTATGGAAACCCCGTCAGCGGTGATTGGGCAACCTTCTGGTCTGCGCCGGCGCGCATCCAAATCCTCCGGGGAACAGAGACGGTCATGGCTGGCCGTCTCGGCGGCACCCAGACCGTCGCGATCACTATGAGGTGGCAACCAGAGTTCGCCACCATGAACAGCGCCTGGCGGGCGAAGAACGGCCGCACAGGGGAAGTCTATAACATTCGCAGCATTGAGCCTGATGAGCGCAGGGCGTTCGTCAACATCCTCACAGAGACGGGAGTTGCATCATGACCTTCAAGATTGAAATCCGCGGTATGTCGTTCTTCTATTCGGACGATGGCACCCGAAAGTACCGGACACTGGCGATGGCGGAAGTCTACCTTCCTGACCTCGCCCTGACGCTCCGCGATGTACGCCTTGCATGGTCACCCGACCGTGGCTTTGTGGCGCATGCTCCGACCTCGCCGAAGACAGCGCCGTCTCCAATGATCCAGTGGTATCACCGGGGCGAGTTCGCCCAACAGCTGGCGCAGGAACTGCGGACCATGTACGAGCGCATGGGCGGCAAGATGCCGGTCGATCTGAGCGTGAAGGAGCAGCGCGCCGGCGCTGCCGCACGGCGGATCATCGAGAAGGCCACGTCTCGCCGAGATCACGTGACGGGCAAGGTTATCGGCGCTGATCCGTTTGATGATGCACCGATCGAGTACATGACGGTTCCGGCAACTTTCCATGTCCATGAGGACGCAAGCGACACCGAAGCCGTGGAAGGCCTTGCCCGCACCCTGAGCGTCGAGCATCAGGAGGCTGCCCGTGTCCTCGGCTGATTTCGTCCCTCGTGGTCTCCGTCGCGAAGACGCAGCCCGCTACATCGGGATCAGTCCGACGCTGTTCGACCGCAAGCGGAAGGAGGGTGCAATCCCTCCGCCGCGCGACATGTTCGGGGTAATGATCTGGGATCGACATGACCTCGATTCCCTTTTCGCGAAGCCGGTCTATACTGCGGCTAACGACAACAATTCCAGCTATTGGGACAAGGTGTGCGGCTTCGAAAACCAAAGTACGTGAACGTCTATCAGGACCGCCACGAAAAACAGCGTATCTACTATAGAGAGCCGGGAAAGCCACAGGTGGCTTTGCCTGGCCCTTTGTATTCCGAAGAGTTCTGGATCGCGTACCACAAGGCCCAGAAAGCCGAACCGGTATCGGCCGGGAAGGCTCCGGCTGCCGGATCAATGGGCGCTGCCATCCAAGGCTACTACCGTAGTGCCGAGTTCGTGCAGCTGGCAGACTCGAGCAAGCAGGTCTATCGCCGCATCCTCGATGCCTTCGCGAAGGAACATGGTCATGCTCCGGTCGCCGGTATCCAGACGAAGCACGTCAACGTGCTGATCGACGGGAAGGCGGAGACGCCGGCCGCTGCGAACATTCTTCGGAAGAGGCTGTCATCAGTTTTCGAATATGCCAAGTCGGTCGGAATGATCCAGGTCAACCCGGCAAAGGAGGCGAAGCGGATCAAGACGAAGTCCAAGGGCTATCGCAGCTGGACCGAGTCCGACATCGCCGCATATCGCCAGAAGTGGAAAGAAGGGCAGCCGGAGCGGATCGCCATGGAGGTGCTTCTGCATACCGGCTTGCGCCGATCCGATGCCGTCCGCCTTGGATGGCAGCATATCGTCGACGACGCATTCGTCATCTCGACTAAGAAGTCACAGGATATTGTGGAGCTTCATATCCCGCTGCACAGCGACCTAGCTTTCCTGTTCGATCTGCCACGAGGGAGAGAGACCTTCATTTCGACGGTCTACGGCTCCGCCAGATCGGAGAAGGCTTTCACCAACTGGCTTCGGGAAGCGGCCCATGCTGCGGGCCTGCCCTCGAATTCTTCCCCTCATGGGCTCCGAAAAGCTGCCTGCCGTCGCCTTGCCGAATCGGGATGCACGGCCTTGGAGATCATGTCCATCACCGGACACAGGGATATCAAAGAGATCGAAAGGTACACAAAAGCAGCCGAAATGAAGCGATTGTCACGTGCCGCTATGGCCAAATCGGAGCAATCGTTTATCATCAAATTGCCTAACCCCGATCAAGGGTTAGTGGAATCCTAG